CGTCGCCAAGGCAATGGCCAGATTGCTAAAATGCAGAGGGACTTTCGAGGAAGAATTGGACTACATTACGAACCAGAAAGAATTTGTTGAGGAACACTCCTCCATGTTCGAAGCGATCCAAAGCATCTTTACGCCCTACTTCAATGAGTGGCAAGGTGCCGAGGAAGAGTGTCGTCAACACTATGATGACCCTCACCCCAAGCGCGATTTGCGCATACAGGCATACGAGGAGCTAGTGGCCGGAAACGGACGCTCATATAGAGATGGTACTCTCTTCTCGCGACTTTGGTTACGCAAGGTCCTGTATAAAATGAAGAAAAACGAATTTGCCAAATTCGGAAAAGTACCCCGGATGATCGGTGACCTCGGTGTCGCCGCATCCTTACAAGGCTTCAGGGTTACCGACCTCCTGAAAAGAGCCATGGCCGCCGAAGATTTACACTACGGGAATATGTTAACTCATTTCTGTAAGGCGCCTACCACCACCGAGCTCAGAGCGATTTTCAAGAATCTTATTTCACCTCCAAAAGGGATTAAATATTACTTCGTCTTTTTCTCTGACGACAGCTGTCTTTCCATTCGAAACGAAGACGGTTCCGTGAAAACTTACAACCTGGACATCTCCGGTTGTGACGCTTCACACACCGAAGCCATTTTCCGGGCGTTAGTCCAAATTACACCAGAAATTGCGCAAGACGACATGCAAGTCCTCGTTGATCAATGTCAGCTCCCAATCGAGTTGATTTTTCGCGGGGGTGCTACCAACCACGAGATGAGGGATAAGTTTGATTACCATCCCAATTCGCTAGTCCTCCAGCCAGTAGACCCTCTGACTGGAAAAGATGCCCCAAGACTCTACTCTGGCTCCACCATCACGACCATCATCAACAACCTCGCCTGCCTCATGGGAGCTTTCAAAATCATGGAAACCCAAGCTGAGACGCCGGCTGAGCTATCTGCCGCCTTCAAGAAGGCCGGATACAAGATGACGATCGAGGAATGCCACGACTACTCGGACATCCAGTTCCTCAAGAATTCCCCCGCCTATGACATCAACGGGGAGTTGCAACCTTTGCTTAACATCGGCGTCCTTCTCAGATCCTCCGGGACCTGTAAAGGCGACCTGCCCGGTAAAGCCAAGAACAACACTTTCAAGGAGCGACACGACCGTTACCAAGGTAGCCTCATCAATGGCATGTACCCGAACGTCAGCTTCCCTCTCATCGACAACATGAGGAAGACCACTCTGGATCCAGACGAGAAATCGCTCCAGATGGTTGAGCAGATGCTTCAGTACAAGCACACATTCGAAGGGAAAGCCACCTTCACCTCCGAAGAAGTCTACAGGCGCTACCGCCTCTCCGAGCTCGAACGTATGGAGCTCGATCTAGACTTTGCAACCGCTGGGTACGCACACTACTACTCCAGCACAGGAGCCTCTACCATCCTGCAACGCGACTACGGTCTCACTTGCGCCACAGGTTGGCACGTCCCCACTAGGTACCGCGAGTACATCTGAACACCCGCCCGTACACTT